CATTTACGGTGCTACTGTCACACATCTCATTTACGGTGCTACTGTCACACATCTCATTTACGGTGCTACTGTCCCACATCTTCTTTACGGTGCTACTGTCACACATCTCATTTACGGTGGATTTCCCTCCTAATATTCGAATGATTGCTTTTCTTTCTAATTTTGTTATCTCCGAATCTTTTATGAACCAAATCCCATCAGAAAGTTTAATTCCAACTTTGTTTATAATGAAACAAGATTTAAAACATTCTTTTAATGCATTGTATATATTCGTTTCATATAATGTGGTTTGCTGTCTTTCATACCATTCTGGAATTATATGCTCATCTATCTTGATTTTCCAGTTTTTAATGTTATGATAAAAAATATCACCATCTATAGGTGTGACTTCTATCCTCACCCATTTTCTGCTATCATCATTGATTTCATCTAACTTATATTTCTCAATTAATTCTTCATGTGCATCTATTTCAGCATGCCAATACACATGTCCTTTTTTGTCTATTATACAACTAAAGAATTGACACATCTCTTTATTCCTCCTTTTTTATTTTCACTTCCTTCCATTCAGGAACTAAAACTTCTTTTCCACAGAGTTTACATCTTCTGCCTATTTTCACTCTAATTCCATTTATTTCTTTAAATAACTTCTCCCAAGTGTGCCCTTTTAAACTTCTGGCATAATCACTAGGATGTCCTCTGCCTTTGGCAAATCTTTTCTTTCTTGCTCCTTTTGGACATTTCATTTCTAATCACCCACTATACATGGTGCTAATAGATAAAACACCCCATTGCCTTCAATCACTATTGGATAATCTTTTTCTTCTGCATATCTTATCTTGATTGTCACACTATCATTTAATAATCTATCCATTACTTTGCTTTCATCATTGACAAGAATTTTCCTGTTCTCAATTTCTTCTACAATTTTTAGTATATATTTGATGTCATATCTTCCTGTTCCTATTTCCATCATGTTTTTATCATTCCAAGGTTCACATACAACATTTTTTAGTTGAATTGTCATCTTATCCTTTAATGTGCATTTCTTAAATAATTCACCAATCCTATCATCTTTTAGATAATCTTTAGATGTTCTTTTTGCAATTATGTCTACAATATCCACATAGTCTATAAATCCGTTTCTTTCAAATTCTTCCCATTGTATTTTAGAATATTTATCTTTCTTCATTTTTTAATCACCTAATGTCCATACATCTCCTTTAATGCTTTCTCCTTTTCTCGTTCCTGTTCATATCTACAACCATCACAAAATCCTCCTATTATGCGAACAATCCAAGTCTTGCCAAACTCCCCATCATCAATGTATTCCTCTTCTTTACCACATCCAACACATTTTTCCTTATTCATTTTTATTTCCTCCTATTCACTCAGATGCAAAAACTTATTGTTGTCTTTATCATATTTCAACACGCCAATAATCTTATCTTCTGTCACATTACGCAATCTGACTTTGGCATCTGGACAAAGCATAAGATGTCCTCGAATATCTTTATCAAAGTTGAAGTAATCCCACATCTTATTCCATGTGCCTTTCTTTGTCTTATGATAATGTATGCCATCAAGTGAATCTTCCACAGCATAAATATCTGAACTTATTTCTTTCATTTCAATTTACCCTTTCAAACATTCTACTTGCTTTTGGTGTAATCACCTTAATTGTATCTCCAACTCTTGATTTACAAATTGCTTCCCATAAGTCATTTTTAGATACTTCTATCAACACCATTTAAATCACTCCTTTATCAACTTTGGATTTTCATAGATGTTACCTATAACTTTAATTTGTGGATTTGGTAAATATCCTAACTCCCTAAGATTTTCTACATACCAACATCCCAATCTCATAAAGACTTTTCCAATATCTGAACTATATATTCTTTGTAACTGTATTATATCTCCCTCATAAATTTCCTTGCCGTTTTTGTCTTTGAGTCCTGTGTATTGCATTACTCACACACAATTACTCCACTTTAATAATAAATCTGTATCTCTGACAAATGCAAGATTTTCTCTTTTTACTGCAACATCATACCGCATATCACCAGAACTTAAATCTATTCCATTATAATACCATGCTCTAAATTTAATTTCTCTCATTTTATCAACATTTCCTCCTTTAGAAACTTATCTAAGATATGCTCTATCTTATCCCTCTCATAAACGCTTCTCATATTCCTCTCTGCAATCCTAACCATGTCTATATCCACATCTATGCCATTAAGCCATGATTTATAGTTCATCTTTCTTTCACCTTATTCTTCTTCTAAGGTTACTTTTTTCATTATTAGTTTATTGCCTTTTTTGACAACATATTCAACTGTTCCCCAACTTGTATTTATTATTGCAATTTCACCATCTTTTTTTAAAACAGGAATATCTTTATCTATCATTTTTTATTCACTCTCTATTCTTGGTGCAAGTAAAACTTCTACTGTATATCCATTATCACCAACAATTCTTAAAGGGTTATCATTTGCCATATTTAATTCTATCTCACTGAATAATGTCTTAAGTGGTTTAACAATAGATAGAAGATAATCAACTGAATATGGACTTCTATATGTGTCATCACATTGATATAATGCCATCTGCTCTCTATTTAATGTTATTGATACTTCATCGCTATCACCTGTTGCATTGAAGGTTAAGTCATCCTTTGTAGCAATTATTTCAATATAGTTTGATACTTTATCTGCTTTTACTAAAAAGTCAAGTAGTATTTTTGTATTAAGTTTGATAATCACTGGCAAGCCTAATGTTGGTGTTCTTGGCTCTGCTAATTGGTCTTTGTCAATCAAAGTGTATTTATGGTCAAATATTCCTATGTTTATAAATGCTTTGCTTATATCCTTATTTGAATCATATAAGAATTTAAACCTATCATTTTTATTGCTACCTTTGAAAATACCATTCAATTTATCCAAGTCAAATCCTAGAGATATATCTTCATTTACTTGATATTCTTCTATTGCACTTTTTGGTATTTTAATTGTTGCCATCATTACATGTACTGGGTCTACAAGAGTTGTTTTTATCTCATTGTTAGTAAAGAATATCTTTGCTTCGCCATTCACAACACTTAAAGTCTTGAATATATTTTTAAATAATCCACTTGGATGCTCGAAGTTTATATATTCAATCTTTTCTGGTGTTGAATCATCTGCCTGTTCTTTTATTTCTTCTTCATTCATTTCTTTTTCACTTCCTGCCAATCACGGCACTAATATATATGTCATCATGGGTTTATATTACTTTCGATTGTATTTGCAATAGAAGGATTGATAGGAGAATATCTAATCACTTTTTATTGATGCTTTTTACATGTTAGAAGTGTTATGTTAAAATTGGGGCAATTACTTCTAATTTGGGCTTAACAGCAGAATATGAAAATTGAATTAACGATAAGGATTTTTTAATCATTATGTGAGATTCTTTTTTAAATGAAGATATTGAATTTTTAATCTCCTTTTTCAGATGCTTTTTAAATAGGAATCCATTATCTTCTGAAGTTGATAAAACCATAAACATAGATAAATCTATTTCAAAGTAATTATGAATCATGTGCCTATGTATTTGTCAGTTGGAGTTTATATAACTTTCGTGTCATGATTGAATTATAAGGAGAAGGAAGCAATACGCCAACAAATAGATATTATGAAGAAGGGAAAACTTTATAAACACATGAATTATTACCTTTCTTAAAAGGAGTTGAAATAAATGGAAGGAATAAAGAAGGAAAATAAAGAGGCAGGAGATAAATCATTCGACCATAACAACCCCAATAGATATATGGCATGTGGTATCGACATGGGACATTATATCGCTGGATGCAATGAAATGATAAAATTTGTTAAGGCAATGAAGGACACAAGAGATTTTGCTAGGAGCAGAGAAATAGAGCAATTATACAATGTATTCACAAAGAGAGAACTGTCATATATGCTAGAGAGTACACAACAGAAGTTAATACAAATACAACAAAAGGCATTACAACAAGAACAAAAAGAAATAGACAAATTATATGCTTAAGAGGAGTGATAAAATGAATAAAGAATACGAAAGGAAATATAAAGGTTTTCATCTTGGTGACTATGAAGATGAAGAAAAATTAAAGGCAATTATAGACCATTTGGATTTAAACGGAGAAGATGACACCATAGAAGAGAATGGAGACCAGTTCATAATTAATCCAAGAAAGGTAAAAGAAGGCACAACCCCAGAAACATATAAGAAGATAATTACAGATTTCAAGAAACTACTTACAAAACAAGATATAAAAGAAATTACAGCATTTATAAACCTCCAATGGACAAGTGATAGCACTAGAGATAAATTATATTACAAGATAGATAAGAAACTACAGAAGAAAGAAGATACCCCAGAAGCAAACTATATAGTGGGAGAATGTGGATATATATCAAATGTTCTCTATCATTTGCTTAATAAAGGAGATGAAGACTTCTTAAAAAGTTATCATGAGGCATGGTTTGATAAGAGAATAATTGATAGAAGGGAATATTGTAACAGAAATGATGGAGAGTATATGGTTCTTACAGATAGTGAGGCATATATGAGATGCGAAGAGTATCTTAAAGACGATGACGAACTATGGAAAATGGCAGTAGATGAAGGAAATACAACATTAGGACTAGATGAATGGACAGAACAAGTGATAAACATCGATGGGTATGGACATCTATTGAATAGTTACGATGGTTCAGAGGAATATATAACTGTAGATGACAAAGAATTTATTATTTTTAGAACAAATTAAGCAGGAGGAATGATAAAATGACAGGATTCGACACTGAATGGAAAACACACCCAGAATGCATAGATAAGCAAAAAACAGTTATGACAGTTCATTTTAGACCAGATAAGAAACCAAAGAATAAAGCAGAATGGTACGAGTTATTGGGTAATTATGCTCATACAATGGCAACACTAACAAGAACTAGAGATAAGGAGAAGTAATGAAATGATAAGAGTAGAATATATACAATATCGATTAGAGGAAATAGAGAAGCTATTACAAAACATTAAAGATGAAATAAAATTAGATATAAGAAATGAAATTAAAAATTTAGATAAAAATATTACAAATGTAGTTTCAAGGACAAATGGCACACTAGAAATTTATGTAAAAAAAACAATCTGAAATTACAAAATATAAAGTTTTAGCTTTTATTAATCAAAGAAATCTAAATCAATGTTTAACAAAAATAGATTTTCATGAGGTAGGTTATTGAGAAATGTTAAAAACAAAAAAGGAATTAATATTGTTTGCACTTGTATTAAGTATCTTAATGATATTAACTGTGCCAATACATGAAGGCATACATTATGTTAGTGTACAATTAGATAAGAATAGAGAGTTTACACGATATGAAGTGTTTAATCCAGAATTGCTTTTTAATAAATGTGCTTTAGGTAGGGTTGGTTGGGTGAATAAAGAAGGATATGAGAGAAATCCAGTACATAGAATATTAGAAGAGATGTTATGTTATTTAGTTCAGTGTTTTATCAGTATTACAATAGCTATTAAGGTGTTGTCATTTAAACAAAAAGATAATGGATCTATGGCTCTTAAAAACAGTGTTTAAAAGAAGAGAGGGAATATGAGGTTATTCCCATGTTATTAGGCGTTCGGATATGGTTAATTTATCGGATGGGTTGATCCATCCAATTTGGTTGTTGTTCTTAAATAAGTGCATGAAAAGAGAGATAAGACAAGGCGTATTTATAAGTTGTTTGTAGGTAAGGTGTTATGTAGTGTATTATGTGAATAATTATGTAGAAATAAGAGATTTAATTAGAGATAGAAAACTATATAAAGGGCAGATTGCATATAGTATATGTGGTAATTGGAAATGGAAAATAAAGAAATAAAAAAAGTGTTGGTAGATATAAAGAAGGAATTAGAAAAAAGATTAACAGATTATCCTAGTAATGCACTAACAGTATATCACAAACATTATGGTATGATAAAAGAAATGTTGGAGTATTATTAAACTAGAGGATGAGGGAAAACAAGGAGATAGATAAAATTATGTATAGATATAGAGACATAGAAATCACTCTTCTTATGGGAGCTTTTAAAAATGAAATGTTCTATCAATTGAATAAACCGCTCATTGAGAAATTTTTAAAGGAAGGGAAAAAGAAAAAAAAAATCTAAATTAGTGGGAAATAACTAATAAGGGAATATTGTAAATAACACGAATTAACTAAGTTATACATACATTTCTAATTTCTATTAAGAAGTCACTTATCCATAATGCCTCTCTTCTCCTTACACGGCAGCTTCATGATCCACTTCTGAACTTATGCACAGATTCAATTCTAAAGTGGTTTAAGGTAAGCTGAAGGCAAAAACTCTTCATCCGAATGTTTACTATGGCATTATTGATAATTGTACTTAAAATTCACTTCTCCTTATGAAGCTTCTTAAATGTTAGTAACTACACCTAAGCAGTGGAATTATAGAAGTAATTACAAGTGAAATTCTATGGTAACTACATTGTATAGTTTGATCATTTTTATTCCTCTTCAAATCTACAATCATCGCAAATACGATCCATCTCTTCATCTTCATCACTAAAACCATGAATTATTATATTGTATATATTCACCATTTTTATCTCTCCTCATCAACATAATAAATCTTCTTACCGTTGCATTTGAAACAAACACTGCCAGTTCTCCTATTCCAAGAATATTTACCAGTGCCACCGCATCTTGAACAGGTTTTCGGAATCTTTTTCTTTATAATATATCCTTGTTTCATTAACTCAATTGCTACTTCGTCAAGCTTTTCTTCCCAAACTTTTTTTCTTGGTTTTTGAATAACAAGAGATTTAGGAGTTCCATCAAGGTTAAAAAATAATCTTGCAATTAGTTCATCATCTATCATTTTTAGTCCTCCTCTATAACTGTTATTAAATAGTCATCTGTAGGATACACGCCGTCCCAATATCTTTCTTTATTGTATAATGCATATGACTCTTTGAAAGCTACACATTTTTTCTCATGTCGTATAAATGTAATATTGTTTTTGATCAATGTTTCTCCCGTATCTATTTTTAGTAATGTTACTTTCATTTTTCAATTCACCTTCCTATAATAATTAATTTATTATTTTTTATTTTTTGATTACCTTTATTTTCCTTTAATTTCTTAAACATAATCCAAGTTTCATATCCATCCATAGGAATATATGTTAGTGTAAAACCAAGTTCTCTAAGCTGGTTCGTCAACGTAAATGCCTTTTTCATTGTTTCTTTTTCATCTCTCATTTTTCAATTCACCTTCCTGTAATAATTAATTTTTTATTTTTATTTTTTGTCCTCCTTACCATGATGCCCAATTATACAATACCAACTTCCATCTGGTTTCAGTAATGCGGATCTTCTACATCCTTCTGGACACCATATTACTTTTCCTTCTGGTTTTTCAAATTGAGTTTCTTGCCTTCTGATTGCTAATAATTCATTTGCATTCATTTTACTTATCACCAATTAGAGAATACAAGTTCAGTATATAAACTTTTTGATTAATTTTATTCACTTTGTGAAAAGAAGCATGTGCTTAAAAAAGAATTGGCAGTAGTATCAATTCTAGGGGTATAGAATTAACAGTACTTTACATTCGTGCATGAATGAGTATCATATATCCAATATGCGTGTAGATGCAAGTACTTTACATTCTATGGGTGTTGAATTAACGTATATAGGCACTCTCCTTATGAATGAATTGCTTAAAATGATTTCTCTACTTGTGCAGAGGCAGCTTCTACTGTTGATATGGATATAAGTATTATAATAGGGTAATTGGTTCTATTGGTTAGTTGATCTACAATTCCTTATAGTTAATTGGTTAGTTGGTGATATTGGGTAGTTGGGTATTATTATATTATAGAAAGAAAAAGAAAGGGGATCCTTTTTAGGCCTCTTGCATCATTCTTATACAGATTGGGCAGTCCCAGATAAAAGCATTTTTCCTTTCATCATATACTTCTACTAGGATATGTCCTTTGTTGCATCTACCATATTCTGGTCTTGGGTAATGTGTTGGTTCTGTTGCCTTCTCTTTCACATGTAGATGGTATTTCTTAACCATCTTATCTACTTTTACTTCTGGTTCCATTTTCATTCCTCCTCTAAACTCTCTCTTATTTCTATATCTTTTATTGCTTTATGCAATACTTCATTATGTGTTCTACCTGTCCAGTGCCAAGTATTGATTTGCGTATGGTAATATTCACCTTCAAAATAATTATCCATACCTTTTCTTATAACTAATACTTTATCCTTATATGGATTTTTATACCATACTTCCTTATTTCTTATTGTTGGTATCCATTCATGTTCCATTTTTCTTATCACCATTAAAGTATATGCAGCAGGGGGTATATATAGTTATTGTTTATGCGATAGTCATGTCATATGCAAGTTGATACCTTACCATCTAGGCAGGGAGTTAATGCCTTGGTGTTGCTCTATGAGGCTCCTGCATGGCTCTGATGTTGATTCTATGCTGTAGATCATGATTGGCATTTTGATTAAGGTTTTACTTTAAAAGCTTAGGCATAAAGAAGCCTTAGTAAGAAGATATATACTCTCTTTACTGCTTAGTTATTTAAAATTCCATTAACTATAAGCCAAAAAGACCTTTTATAGCAATAAAAACACTTATTTAAATGTTACCTATAAATACCATTTGAAGTGAATTCTACAGTATACTGGTAAAAAGCATGTATGTCGTAGAAAACACATAAAATAACTCCACCACAAAACTTTTGTCTCCATGTGCTGAAATGCCTCTTGGATTTGGCGGGGGATTAACGGAATGATGAAAAAGCATTCTTCATCACACGTTCCTGACATTATATTTAAAGCTATGTATTGGCTTATAGAAGGGATTTGAAGTTGCTAATGATTAGCACTTCAGTACTCTTTTATAATGGGAAGAGTAGTAATGAAAACATGTACAAAATGCAACCAGAATTTACCGTTAAAAAGTTTCAATAAAAATAAATGTAATAAAGACAACTTGCAGTATTGGTGTAAGGATTGTGTGAAAGAATACAATAAGAATCTGTATGCTACAAGTGACAATTACAGATCACAAGTAAATAGGGGTTCAATAGAATATGCAAAAAGAACTAACTATGCATACCAAAAAGAATATGTCAAAACTCCAAAAGGTAAATTAGCTATGAGGAAATATCGTCAAACAGAAAATGGGAGATTATCAACAAGGAATGGAAATAGAAATTATCGAGCCAGAAAGAGAGGGATTGTTCACGATTTCACTGAAGATGAGTGGCAACAGAAATTAAAATCAACAAATGGAATTTGTCCAATGTGTGATAAGAATGTTGGTATTGATAAATTGGCACTCGACCACATAATTCCAGTCAGTAAAGCTCCAGTTGGATTAGTTTATACAATTGATGATGTGCAACCACTATGTGGTTCGTGCAACTCTCAAAAGGGAAATAAAATATATATGATTGACTATTCAAAATTAAATTTACTACCAAGAAAAGATTTAAAAAAGAGAATCATTAATGACCACACATTTGACTTAATGATTTGCAGAAAGAGCAAGAAACTTTATGCAAAAGTTGTTAAATTCCTAGATGGAGGAAATCCAATCTTCACAGAAAGTGAAGTGATATTTCTTAATGGATTATAATGGAAGGAGTACTAAAAAATATCACACTTAATTTATCCGTTAAATTATATGTCAAGAAGGAGTTGCCAAGCTACTGGCGGGAAAGATGGTTGGGCACATTACCTTATTCTATATAAAGTGAAATAAATGAAAATTAGTAAAATTAAAGAACACGGAAGAGAACAAGAAGCAAAGAGGCTTCGAGATGATGGACATGGTTGGATTGAAATATCTAACATATTCAACAAGAAATATCCAGAAGATGGTGGCTATTCTCATATGGCTATCAAAAGAGGACTAGATTCTTATGGAAGAGATATTGTTGAGCAGATGATAGATGATGGTGAGAACCCTATTGTAGAACTAGACAATGAATTCAGAAAGGAATTAAGGAAAATTATCAAAAGAACAAGCAAGTTTATGGATATCGCTGAAGAAATGACTGATACAGCTAGAGACAATGGAGATGTTAATGATTTATCTAAGGCTCTTACTACTGCATTTAAAGGATTAGCAGAAGAAAGAAGAGGATGGGAATCACTTCATAATAGCACATTTGGACAAATGAAAAACATAGGAGATGTGAATCTTAAGAAAGAGCAGAAGATAATAATTTTACTTAATAATTGGGCAGACCAACTTATTAAATTAAAGAAAGAATTATGTGATAATTGCAAGAAGAAAGTAGATGAATTGTTAGATGAGTTACTTGAGAATAAATAATGTTCTTATATGTAGAACTTAAGGAGGATATGATATATGGTTAAGAAAAAAACAATAGAAGTATCATCGTTTGATTGGGGTATTGTACTAAAGAAATTCTGGACAGGATTATTCTTAGTTCTAATTCCAATAATACTTGGATATTCAACTAACTTCCTAGAAACAGAGACATTCCCACCAGAGCAAGCAGGATTAGTTGCATTCATTGTTGGATTATTGCATGCAGCAACAAATGCTTGGAAGCATTTTAACGATACAGAAGAAGTAGAAGTTTAGACTTATTATTTCAGTCCTTCGGTGGATTCGGTGATACAATTATAGCATAAAGAGACATGCCGTGAAGAAGCATTGGATACAGAAGTAACAGATGATGTACACATTACGTGGAACAAAATTGGTATGTGTTTTTAATGTTATAATAGGATAAGGAGGTAAAATATGAAAAAACTTCCAGGAATTGGAATCGGAACTATCACAGGCATTTTCGGTGGCATAACTCTTGGAGCAATTTTATGGCTCTTAGGTACAGTTGCTACTTCTATTATTGGTGCGGGTTTACCAAGAACTACTGGATTAGCTTTCTTCTTGATAGGGATAGCATCTGGTATAGGCACAGGAATTGCTTGGGATTGGGAAGAATCCAAATAATTCTAATTAGCATAGGAGAATAGTTGTGATTAAATATCCTACATGTTTTTATGTTTTACTTTTTATTATTCAGATTTAATTTATCATGACAAATACTTCTTATGAGGAAAAGATTCAGTCTATAAAAGACAGAGTGAAATATTCAGATAACTTTCCAGCATTCGTAACAGAAGTTGTTGGACTAAAGTGTGAACCATTTCATGAGGAATGGATTAAATCATTTGAGAGCAATAGATTTAATTTGTTGCTCGCCCCAAGGGGGCACGGCAAGTCATTGTTAGTTGGTGCATATATTATATGGAACATAGTTAAAAATTCAAACATAAAGATACTTGTAGTGACAATCAATCAAACACGAGCAGATGACATGATGAGATTTATACAATCGAATCTCGAAACTAATGACAGGTTAATAAATACATTTGGTAATCAAAAAAGCAACATACTATGGAAATCAGAGAAATTAATGGTTAAAGGTGCAAAAGACATAGATAATCCAACTCTCAAGGTTGTTGGTGTTACTGGTGGCATTGTTGGTGGGCACTTTGATATAATTATTCTTGATGATATCACAGATAAAGAGAATTCAAGAACTGAATATCGCAGAAGGTCATTAGAGAAACAACTAGATAGTGAAATTATGCAAATGTTCATACCAAACAGTTCTTATAAGAAAGTTATTATTATTGGAACTAAGTGGCATGAATCAGATATCTATAAGTATGCCAGTAAGAAGCCAGGATATAAATTTAATAAATATCAAGCAATGTTATATGAATCTGAAGAACTTTATACATTCGTAACTGAATTAGATTGGAATGCACTAGAGGAAGGGGAACATATACCAATTATAAGTGATTTTATAAATAAACTTCCAGATGATAAAAAACCAAATGTATTATGGAAAGAGTTTGTTCCATACACCGAACTTGCAAGAATAAGAAGGGCTGATGGTAATGTTGCATTTATGATGCAATATCAGAATGAATATATTTCTGATGTAGACGCACCAATTAAATATGATTGGATACAAGCTGCACTTTCTAATTACAAAACTCCTGTACGTCCTTATCAAACATTTATGGGAGTTGATTTGGCTTCTAAGGGTGAAGACAGTGATTACTTTACAATTATTGTAGTAGCGATTAAAGATGGATTGGTATATGTACTTGATGGAGTTCGAACTAAGCAAGCATCAATGTTTGAGCAATTTGAATTGATTAGGCAAAGAGATAATGATTGGAATCCAAGTAAGATAGGTGTGGAGCAAGCAGGACAGGGTAAAATAATTGTAGACCAATATATGGATATGTCCACACTTCCTATACTTCCAATAAAATCATCCATTGTTAATGATAAAATGTCAAGAATCCAAAGACTTTCTGTTCTATTTGAAACAGGAAGGATATATCTTAGTTCAGATGAGAAGTTTTCAGCATTAATCGATGAGCTTCTTTCATTTCCGAGAGGTGCTACAGATGATTCATTTGATGCACTTTCATTTGCTGTGATTGCATCTCAAGAATTTGAAGATGAAGGACCTACAATAAATTGGGAAGAAGTGGCACAAATGACGAAAGGATGTGCTACAAAAACTGATAATGTTAAATCTGTTGGAAATAGATTTCAATTTTATAAGGTATAGGAAGGAGGTGAACAAAATTATGGAGACGATTTATATTGGTCAGAAGGATATTAAGAATTATATATCTGCATGTTTCTTTGGCTTAGGTAAAGAGGATAAGATAAGGATAATGGCTCGTGGCAAGAATGCAAAGACCGCATTAGATGTACTCGCAATTCTTATTAGAGATTATCTTGAGAATCCAAAATATAATATCACTGTGGATAGTGAGAAGTTTAAAAGTCCAGAAGATGAAAGAGAAAGATGGGTTACTACTATTGATATTGAATTATCTGGACTTAAGAAAGAGAAGAATGATAAGAAATAGGATAGATTAAATGGCTTGGAAAGATTCAGTTGGTGATAGTTTGAGAAAGTTAAAGATACTTTCACCTAAAGAGACAAAGTGGCTAGATGAATTTGGCACTCCTAAATTTGTTATTGGAACTTCTGCATTTCAATTGCAGGGAATTAGCAAATATAGGAGAGATAAGAAGGCATTAGAAACTTATTGGAATTGGTATTCTGGTGATGGAGCTGTATTTGCTGCTATAAACACAACCACTTGGGATACAGTCATGGTTGGACACCAGATAAATTCTGATAATGAAAATGCACAACAATTAATTAGAGACTTTGTAAGGAAGGTAAATCTAGAGGAAGTTTTACTTGATGCTGTTACAGATACATTAATATATGGTGATGGATTTATAGAGATTCAAAAAGACACTAGTGGGGATATAGCAAAATTAAGGATAGTTGATCCAACAACAGTTATTATTAACATTGATGATTTCAATAGGACTCTATCTTATCAACAAAAGATTGGTGGAGTAATAAGAAAGACGAAATTAATGCCAGATGAGATGATTCACTTTAAGTTCTTTCGTAATCCAAGTAGTCAATATGGTCTTTCAATTATAGAACCATCAAAGGAAGCAATAGATAGAAAGGTAAAAGTTGATATTTCTTTATTTAAAGCAATAATGAGACATGGATCTCCTAAATATGTTGTAACAGTGGGAACTCCAGAAGAGATTCCACCAAAACCTGTGTTTGATAGGATTAAGACTGATTTGGAGGATGTGAGTTCTCAAGATGAATATATAATTCCTGGGGTTATTAAAATGGGGACTATAGATGCTCAAGGAGTTACTGGGGTAGAGAGATATTCTGATATGTTTCTTACTCAAGTATTAATAGGATTATTAGCAATGCCCGAGGCATTAGGTTTAGGTCAAGGACCCCTTCATCCAGATACAGAATTATTTGTAAAGAATAAGGGATTTGTAAAGATTCCAGAAGTGAAGGTTGGAGATAAAATCATCACATTAAATGCAGAAACTAATGAATTAGAATTTCAAGAGAATAAGAAAAACTGGATTCGTCCTATTAATGAAGAAATATATAATTTCAAGGGACATTCATTTAATCTTAAATGTACATCTGACCATAGAATATACCACAGAAAGTATAGAAAGAAAGATTTTGAGATTGATATAGCTAAAGATTTGCCAAATAGTTTTGAAATGATGGTTGGTGGTATGAAGTGGAGTGGCATAGAAAAAGATTATTTTATATTGCCACCTGTTGATTATTATGTCGGGAATAGATGGACTGGTGGGAAATCAAAATTCAAAACTGAAGGACCAAAATATATTCCAATGGATTTGTGGCTTGAATTTATGGGATATTATTTATCTGAAGGATGGACTACATTTGATGAGGGGAATTCATATTCCGTCACTATCAGACAGAGTTTTGGTGAGAGTCAAGAAAAAATGTGGAAATGCATGGAAAATTTACCATTTGAAGTATTTTATAATGAGGATAGAGCAAGAATATTCTCAAAACAATTAGCAGATTATTTAAGACATTTTGGTAAGTACGCTCCAAATAAGTTTATACCAGAAGATTTGAAAGAACTATGTCCAAAACAACTTAGGATATTATATGATGCTTTGATGCTGGGTGATGGTAGTTATAATAATTATTCCACAACATCAAAAAGACTTGCTGATGATGTACAGGAAATCTTAATAAAAATGGGATATGGGAGTTCTATATATTATAGAGATTCAAGAGTAGGAAGGGATGTAGTAATTCATGGGAAGGTAACTGGTAAATGTAATTGGCCTGAATATGCAGTAACTAGAAATGAAGGACAGATGACACCAGAAGTTCGCATTACGAACATAAAGGGACATAAGTCTATATTAACAAAGGAACATTATGACGGAAATGTATATTGCGTAACAGTTGATAATGGATTAATATTAACTAGATTAGATGGCAAGTGTATCATTACAGGTAATTCAACAGAAGCTAGTGCGAGAGTACGGGAGATACTTCATGAGAGAATGATTAGATCATTCCAGCATAAGATTGAGAATCAGATAAGGTTGGAACTTTTCAATCCAAATCTGATTAATAATGGATTTAAAGAAAATGAAGTGAGTATTAAGTTTAAAAGTGTAACAAGTGCTGATGAAGAAGGAATGGCAAAATGGTTAGGTAATCTATTGAGAGGATTCCCAGAAGGAAAGAAGCCAATAACAATTAATGAAGTAAGAAGTTTCTTTAACCTAGAAAATGTCGAAGGTGGGGATGAATTAATAACTGGAAGTGTTGGTGGTGAGGAAATTAATTCTCCAGTGGATGTCACAGCTGATTAATATATGTGGGGAAATATGAGTAAAAAGAAAGAAGCGACATTAAGAAGGTTATTAGTCCCATTCAAGTATGACAAGAAGATAATTGCTAAAGGAGATGGACGTAGATATAATGGAGTGGAAATGCTTCATGCAGGAATTTTTTCTGATAGCATCTCAAGGAGTCCAATAAATTATAGTGCTAATGAATTAAGCAAGATACCAAATAATATCTGTAAGAAGGAAGAATATTTTACATTAGAAGATGATAGGATATTCTGGAATACTGACCATGAACCAGATAAAGTTCTTAGCAGGATTGGATATGTTCCAAATATATACTTTGAGGATGATACATTAAAGGGAGATGCATATCTTCATTGTCTTACACACGCAAGTAATGATGTGCGTATACTTATCGATGCTGGATATGTGAATGGCTTGAGTGTAGAAATTCTTACTAAGGACAAGTATATTGATGGAGAAATCCATGCAACTGATATAGTTCTAGTAGGTTTGGCTGTGGTTTGTAATCCAGCAGATTCTATGGCAATGGTGAAGTAATGATATCTAAGAAAATAGTGAGATACAATTATACTAAGGAACTAATAGATAGTTTAGGAAAATATGAAGATAAAGATGTTGCTAAGGAATTTGGAATTTCTAAAGATGCAGCATTATATAAAAGAAGAAAGTTGGGAATACCTAGTCACAGAAGTTTTATGGCTGGGAAGGGTAGATTAGAAGATTATCCATCTGAATTAATTTCTGTCTTAGGAACAAATTTTGATACGATACTATCCAAAGAATATAATATATCAAGTTATACAATTTGTAGACTAAGAAAGAGATTTGGCATTAAAGGATATAAATCAGAAAAAATAATTAAATTGAATTGTAATCATTGTGGAATTGAAATTAAGAAATATCCTTATCAGATAAGTGAGCATAATTTTTGTAGTGGTGATTGCTATTATTCATATATGAGAGAAAACAAATCAGAATTTTATAATCATAAATATTATGAAAATAGTACAAAAGGAAAGTTTATTGAGTGTGATTGGTGTAAAGAAGAATTTTATAGACCAAATTCTTTAATAAATAATGGAAATAATTTCTGTGGGAGAGATTGTTATAATAAATGGTATAAGGAAAATCTTGTTGGTGAAAAGCATCCATATTATGTTGGTGGATACAGTCATTATTATGGGCGAGGTTGGTTTAAACAAAAGGATTTAATATTGAGAAGAGATAAAATATGTTTATGCTGTTCATCAAATGAAAAGTTACATATACATCATATAATTCCGTACAGAATCAGTAAGGATAATTCTATAGGTAATCTTATAACTTTATGTAATTCATGCCATAAAAAGATTGAACATAAATATTTAAAAATAGAAACACGTCCACAATATTTTGAAGAAATAAATTCAATGAGAGTAAATCAATGGCTAAAGTGATATGTTCATTTGGTGATAAGTGTGAAAATTCTGGGATGGAATGTTGGCACTGTAGTTTCAATTATGCACTTAGAATAAATAATTATCTTGTTCTTAAAGATGAAGATGGAAGAACAGTTAGATATTTGGAGCAGAAAGAATAGATGAAGGATGAGTCACTCCATGTCGTAAGTTGTCCTCTATGTCGTATCTTTACTCATGGAGAAGTTAAGACCAAGTTATATTATCCAGAAACTCTAGAAGAAGTTCCAGATGCTGAATTTGCAATTGTTGATTGTATGACTTGCAAAGTTCCTATGATAGTATATTCTGACCATGTAACTGAAATCACTAGAGAAGCATGGGGAAGAATCTTATATCGATGCAGGAAATTATTTGGCTCTACTGTTAGACTTCGAATGAAGAGACACAAAATTCCCGACCATGCTCATTGGCATGTGATTCCACAACAAAAGTATTAGAATGTTAAGTTGATGTTGATAATTTAAAATGATTAAATGGATGAAAAAGAATATTTTAATAGACGGCTTGGTAGATTAGAAGAGAAATTATCTGCTATAGAAAAGCAATTGAGTGATTATGTTGAGAAGAAGATTATAACTGAATCAACATTGACATCGGGGGTGAAGAATCATTCCTCTCCCTCCCGTTAAACCTCGTGAGCCACAAAATACATACATTTCGAGATGTGTTTCTTTCATATTTGGTGAAGGTACATTACGTGGAAAACCAATGAATCCTAAGAGTGAAGCTGATAGAAAACAGGCTACAGCAGTCTGCGGAAGCAATTGGAGAAGAGCACATGGTCAAAAGTCTGTTGATAAGTCAGACTTAGCAAAGGAAATCCTAATAGAGATTAAAGGATTAAAAGTTGATTTAGCGAAGTTAAAAGAAGTGATATGATTAAGAGTTCTAAAGCAGATGATGAAACTCCACAGCCATCTGGTGCAAAAGTTCCATTTGTTCCAACAGAAATGATTCAATCCAAATCTATTGGTGAAGATGACTTCGATTATATAATTCCACTTACACTTGATGAATTAAAAGAAGGGCACATAGTTAAATATAAAGATAAAATAGGCAGGATAGTAAAAGTCATAGGAGATTAGATGGCAAACATCCTACTAAAGCAAATAGTAGCTGATGTTGCATGGTCAGGAGCAACTGGTTTCTATGGGCTTTCTGGTAACTACTTTCAACATTCTTCAAATAAAGACATTCATTTTCCTTCAAGTAATTTAACTGATTGGTTAGATACTGTTTATGAATCGATAGGAGCATCTGGAGCAGCTTGGTCTGGGGCATCTGGTTATATAGGGCATTCTGGTAATGCTTCAGTTCATGTTTCAGTAACAGAAGAAGCTAATTGGAATCAAGCATATGATTGGGTAAATGGTTCTAGTCAAAGATATGAAGAAATATTAGCAAGTGGGAATGAATACTCTTCTGCATATGCATCATCACAATCTCTTAAAATTCATTCATTCCATGCAATAATTTCAGGTCAGTATATTAAAGATTACATAGCAAGTTCAACTGCTATTGAACAATTCTATCCATCATCATTAGGAAAAGCATTATCAGATTTCTCTTCAAATGCAATAAACTTGTATTATGGAAGTGGAATTGGTGCTGGAACTTCTGGTACAGTTTCTACATTAGTATCGTTTTCATCTAACTCAAGAAATTTATACTATCCATCAAGTTTAGGACAAATTCTTAGTAGCCAAGTTTGGGATGTATACACTTCAACAAATGAACCAACTGGATTTCTTAATAGGACTGATTCTACATTATATTGGAGTGATGTAGATAGGCAGTTTGCTATATCTGCCGCTTCTGCAACATTTGATTATTATCTTAGAGGAACTAAATATACTATAGCATCTGCTAATATTCAAATATCTGACACTACTGGATTACATTATTTATATTTAAGTTCTAATAGAGATTTTATTGATTCTGTATCTCCAGATTTAATTGAAGAAGCTGATATCTTTCGTAATAAGCCGTTAGTTTCTATAATTTATTGGAATAAGAGCAGTCAAACTGCCCCATATGTTGGTGAAGAGAGACATGGAATTCAGATGGATGGTGACACACATCAATATTTACATTATGTAGAAGGAACTAGATGGCTTGATGGACTTGCATTAAACACTATATCATCAAATGGTGATGGTGATGAAGATTCACATGCACAATTTGGTGTTGATGTAGGAACAGTGATTGATGAAGATATAAGTATAGATAATTCATCAGTTGATTCAACGATTGGGTTGCCAATCTATTATAGAAGTGGAACATCTGGTATTTGGTTTAAGACTACTAATGCTGGATTTTCTGTATTAACTATTGGTACTGGTAGATTAGCTTGGAATCAAAATGATTCTGGAAATTGGAGTCTACAGGAAGTTGACAATTTAGATTTTGTTCTTGCTCATGTATTCGGTACCACAAAGAAAGAAGATTCAGTGATTTCTATAATTGGTCAAACTGAATATGATGGTACTGCTGATGCTAGAGAAGGAGCAACAACTGAAGTTAATAGTTTATTATTAGGTGACTTGCCTGGTCCTGAAATGAGACCAATAGCCACAGTTATATTCCAAACTGCTAATGGTTATGGTAATGCAGTTAAGGGTAGAATAAGAACTACTGATGAAGATGATGATTATGTTGATTGGAGAACTACTGCATTTGGTAGGGGAACAGCAGCTAGTGACCATGGGAGTTTAGGTGGTGGAGGCGGGGCAAGAGATACTTATGTAATTCCAGGAAGCAAGTCTCCGTGGACACACAAGCAAAGAGACACCATATTGGAGGATACTAAAGAAACAAGAGGATTATTGAAGGAAGTATCAGAGAACATTGATAAATACCATGATGAAGAAATAGAAAGCATATCTAAATCATCTAATGAAATTAAATTAAGAATTAATGAGATATTGGAAAGCATTGTGAATATCAAAAAGGATATGACCAACAAAAAAGATTCTGGTGATATAATTAAGAAATTGAATGATACTACTAAAATATTAATCAAATACAAGGATGATTTAAAGCCTGAGATTGGGATGAATGATATAGATGAACTAAAGTTGAGATTAGATGAAATAGACACAATGATTACTAAAATATTAGTTTCCAACATGAGAGATGAAGATGTTGATAATTTAATGGAAAATATAAAGGACAAAAATAATGAATAAGGATTCTGTGATAGAGGAATATAAGAGAAGAATAGAAAAAGTGAAGTCAGAGGAGGAACTTGAGAAGATTGCATTAGATGAAATTAAGGAATTGAAAAAGAATATATTCATTGAATATGAACAGAATAAAGAACAATTAAATGAATTGAAGGAACAAACACATAAGCAGGAAAAGAAGCTTATTGAATTACAGAATAAGAAGATTAAGGGACATGATTATGTTATTCAGATGAATGATGAATCATATGAATTGGTATCTAAAGATGATATTGAAATAGTTGATGATTTAGGTGTGATTAAGAAAACTTTCGGTTCTAAAGAAGAAAAGGATACAACTTTACTTCAAATTCATTTTACTGACATAGATAAGGATAAATATAAAGAATTGCAAGGAGGGGATTGGTGTCCATTTGTAGATTTGATGGACTATGGAGCACATATTGAAATTAGATTCTATAATCAGAGCGAAGACAAATTAATTTCATTGGAGTGGGATATTCCAAGAGAGGATGTGATTAAGTTGAAAGATTTGTATGTTAAAGAAGATTCATTCTGGTTAGAGCCAAGTGAAGGAGAAGATTATTCTTACATGGCTTTGATTTGGAATACCACTTAATGTAAATTTATGAGAGAGAGTTAATGTTATGGTAATCGTAGGTGGGTTTGAGGCTAATTATTATCCTGGACATATAAGAGATGTCAATGTAAGTTATATCTCAGGTACAGTAGCTAGTGGTGTCGGACTTTATGGAATGGATGTATTGACATATCCAGCAACATTATCAACTACAAATATTACTGGTAGCACGACTTTAGAAGTAACAGGTTCGGCAGTTTATGCTAATTATTATAAAACTAAAACATTTTATGTATCAGCAGGGAGTTTCACAACACATGTTCTTGGTAGTGGAATGGCTGTGAACTTTGAAGGTAGTTGGGATAACAATTCAGAATGGTATAATATAAAACGTATGGAAATGACAAGTAGTCAAAAATGGTATTATAGTAATACAGAACATCATCCTTATGTGAGAGCAAGAATTTCAGGATTGAGAAGTGGAGCAACAGGTTCATGGATGGTAAATATAACTGGCACACCATATTAGTGATATTATGGATAATATAGAAGATTTAATTAAGAAATTCAATGACACTAATGGAAATAGAAATTACACAACAAGGGACTTATTAAAATATATAATTGGTAGAATAGATGATTTCGATAGTAAACTAGATGGAATTAATTTACGTTTAGATAATCACATAACAACTAATGAGAGTAGATTGACTGCAATTGAAACTACTATCAGTAACATTAAATGGGCATTTGGTGGCATTGGAGTATCACTTGTAGCTATATTTATTAAGTTGATATCGTGAATATAAAAGAACTCTCCTTGATGGCTGAGTCTAGAATTGATACTAGAACAATTCCATTTAAATTGTTTGGAAATGTCAAGATAGTTGAGAAAGCAGATGGGGATAGGATAATTGCAGGATATGCTTGTGTTTCTGCGGACACTGATATTCTTACTGACAATGGATGGAAAAATCATGATACTATTAAATCAACTGACATGGTATTAACATGGAATCCAGAAAGCAATAAATTAGAGTATCAGAATTTTCTTAGCAAGTGGAATTATAAAATCGATGATGACGTATTACATATTAAATCTGCTTCTATAGACACAATAACTACATTGAATCATAGATGGTTTGTAAGAGGATATAGATGTGATGATAGAGTCAAACTTTCATATCAAATTGCTGGGAGTGATAAAATACCAACAACTGGCAATTATGATAATGATGAAATTGATATATCTGATGATATGTTACGGTTATTATCATGGATTATCACAGAAGGGCATTTTAGAGTTGATAGAAGAGATATCAGAATCAATATAACAGAATATTATGATGAAATAGATGCACTTCTTAAAAGAATTGGTATCTCTTTTTCACATAATATTTATCAAAATAAGAAAGAAAATCATAAGGACACTCATTGTTTCTTAATCCATAGTGATGATGGAGAGAAAATTAGGCAATTAATTCCTAATAAAAGATTCACTAGAAAAATATTAAACTCTAGTAAGAGACAGTTGGGGATTATATTTGATACATTGATGAAGGGAGATGGTGGACACGGATATGATAAGAGACCAAATAGAAATAAAAGATTAATACTATCATATCATGAAGAGCATTATGATTTAATCAGTCAGGTACAAGAAATTGCATTAAAGATAGGTAAGAAGTTTAACATCAATATGGAATCTAAACAGAAGGGAGGGGATTATGACGCATATATTACAGATAGAAAGGATGTTTGTGCACATAATAGAATTATAGAAAAATATCAAGGAGATGTATGGTGTGTTACAGTTCCAAACTCCTTTTTTGTTGCTAGAAGAAATGGTAAGCACTTCATTACTGGTAATAGTGTTGCTGTAATAGATTCTCAAGAACAACTAATTACAACAGATGCATTGAAAAAAGGAATTGAATCATTGTTATCTGATCCTTCATATGCTAATTTGATGTTAACTCATAAAAACATTCAAGTGGGAAGAATAATTCCTTCATACGGTAATTTAAAAACCCGTGTAGATGATAAAGGACTTTATATAATTGCAGAAATTCGTAAAGATATTAAGACGGCTGATAACTTATGGCAATCAATTTTAAATGGAGAACTAAATGGTTTTTCAATAGGTTGTGAGATTTTGAGTGAACCAGAAAGAGTATGTAACATTCATGGAGAAGATTGCAAAGATGTATTGAACGATATTAATATATTCGAAGTTTCAATTTGCCAATTTCCAGTTAATGAGATGTCAGGATTTGTTGTAATTTCTAAATCTAAATTTGATGCTAACAATTTATCTGATGTATGTAAAGATTGTGATATAAATAATGATACAATGAAAAAGAAAATTAAAACTGAAGTTAAAGAAGAAGATACTGAACCTTCTGAAACTGAGGGAAAGACTGATGATGATACTGTTGAATTATCTGTAGAAGAACGCATTGAGAATATGGAGAGAGCTATCTTCAATATCGAAGCTGCTTTATCAAAGATAACTGAAGTAAAGCAAGAAGACCCAGAAGAGAAAGAAGATAAATCTGAAACAGAAACTAAAGATGAGAAACCTGCTGAAGATGAACCGACCGAAGAGAAGGCAGATAATCCACAATTTGTTACAAAGGAAGACTTTGATGTATTTAAAGATGAACTAACAAAGTCAATCGGTGAGCAATTTTCCAATCTGTTTGAGAAAAAGAAAGAGGAATCTGAAATGGATGAGATGAAAATGGCAATCAAGGCAAGAGATGACCAGATTGATGCACAAAAGAAAAAGATAGAAATTCTTTCTAAAGCAGATGTAGAGAGTAAAGAACCAAAGACTGTGCAGAAAGGTGATGAAGATGCTGATGATGAAATTGAAGTATTCGATGATAACGGAATAGTCATCAAAGATGGCATTGTTAAGCATAGTAGATTAGTGTACTAATACTTATGTTTCTTTGTTAAATAAATAGAAAGGTGAAAAATGGCGATAGTAACTCCAAGTGATGATATTCTAGTGGATGGCATAAACATATATAGTTTCGAAGCATCTGGAGCTATTTCTGGTGCAGCATGTGTTAAGGTAGCTGGTCCAATGCAAGTGGTTAAAGCTACAGAATCTACTGATAATGCAATAGGTGTAGCATCGTATGAGACTGCAAAGGGCGATTATGTTGATGTATATGGTCGTGGAAATATCGTGAGATGTTGTGCAGCTTCTGGTATTGCTATGGGAGCAGATTTATTTGTAGCTAATGATGGAAAAGTGGATGATTCCTTAGTATATGGTGGTACTTCTCCATGTATTGGAATTGCCCTTGAAGCAGCTGTTTCGGGTGGTGCACTTAGGGTTTTACTTAAATAAGTGGAGATATAACAATGGCAATTGTAACCCCTAGTGATGACATTCTAGTAGTAGGTCAGAACTTATACAGTTTCAAGGCATCAAGTGCAATATCTGGTGCAGCATTTGTTAAACCCGCTGGACCGATGCAAGTAGTTCATGCTTCAGCAAATTCTTGTAATACGATTGGTGTAGCATTATATGAGACTGCTGCGGGAAAAATGATAACTATAGCTGGTCCTTATTGCATTGTTAGATGCTGTGTATCAAGTGCAGTAACTGCTGGTGATGATTTATATGCAGCAGCAACTGGTAAAGTTCATGCAGGTGGATTTTATGGCACGTATGCAAGTGTAGGCATTGCTCTTGAGGGCATTGCTTCTAGTGGAGCAGTTAGAGTTCTCTTAAGGTAAAATTAATGTAAGTTTAATTTGTTTATTTGTTGAATTGTACATAGTAAGAGAAATATGTGCAATTCGTATGTTATTAATGAAAGGTATTTAATATGTCACAGCTCGCAAATATATTAAGATACAATTTTGCAGGTTCAGCAGAAAAGAGGAAAATGCTTTCCAATGCACAATTCGTTAAGGCATTAGAATCGGTTAGTTGTTTCTGGAATAAAGATTTAGAGAAATTTGAATCCGACCAAAAACAAGTCCCAAAAAGACTTTCTGGTTATAAAGCATTAGTTCAAACCGAAGCAGATGCTATCAATGATTCTACGTTGGTTCAGGAAGAGGTATATAACACTATAATAGAAGGTACAGTTCCATTCAGAATTGCTAGAAAAGTATTTCCAGTCGTTAATGCAAATTCATACTCAATGAGATTTGTTAAAGGAGAAGATACAGGATATGCAAGTAAGGTTTCTGAGATTGGAGCACCAGGAATTCATACCATAGCATACACAAAGCAGGATATAGCAATTGATGATTATGCAGATAGACCAGTAATTTCTAAGGATTTAATTGATGATGGACTCTTTGATGTTATTGCTGAAGAACTTCGGAATGCTGGTGCAAGAATGGAAAATGCAATCAACAGGGAATGTCTTGACAAGATTCTAAATGGAACTAACAAGATAACTACAAATGTAATTGACCCAACAGGCACACATATTGCAGTATCTGATTTAGCAATAGCTGCAAAGAAAATCAAGAAACAGAACTTTATGCCAGATATACTTGTAACGCATCCGACAGCAGAAGGATGGCTTTTAACAGATTCAAATTTAGCATATTCTGCATATATGGGTTCAAGCTCTCCATTGACAACTGGAACGGTTCCACTTCTTATGGGATTATCACCAATCACATGTACTGCAACAGATAGTGCAACTCCAACTTGGGATGATACTACTGCAGCAAGTAATGTAACTGCAATAGCATTTTCTAAAGCAAAATTTGCTAAACTTGTAATGAGACAAGATATTGAAGTCACTGAATATGATGACCCAATCCATAACTTGATGGGAATTGTTCTCAGGATGAGATTCGGATTCGATGTAATTAAGGAAAAAGCTGGATGCAGTATACGCCACAAATAATGATAACACACTAATTTCTATGTTCTTGATGCGAGATGTAAGTCTCGGTTCTTCAAAATGAACTGCATCAAGTATTTATATTTTAAGTATTTATTTTGTTATAGAAAAATAAGGAGAATCTATGCCTGGACCAAAATATAATTATTTAAATGTTCGGGATGATTTAAGGATTGCTGAACAAGGAAGTGGACAAATTTCCTTTAGAGATGGTGATTTGCATATCTCTTCATCAACTGATGGACAATTGGATATTACCGGTGATACTAAAGTTCAAGTGACATCTACAACAGTTGAATTACAGGGTTCTACAGCAGTCACACTAGATGGAGATACTACAGTTGAGGGTTCACATACATTTACAACTGGAACAGGATTAGTTACTGTTGGTACTGGTGGAATTACTACTACTGGTCATGTTAGTGGTGCTAATGCTAAATTCAGTGGCACTACACTTAGTGGCTTTCTGACTATCGCTGATGATTTGACTAGACGAACCGCTAAATACATATCTGGTAATGTTGGTAGACCAACTGGTTATTTGAATGCATCTGGTTCTGGTACACCTGGAATTGGTGCAGTACTTCCAAGTGAAGGAATTATTTATTTAAGTGGAAGAAGTGGTAGTATTAACTGTAAATTAACTACTCCAACTGAAGGACAGACATTATCATTGATATACATTGATTCTGGTAATGTGGCGGAAACATCTTGTACAGCTAAAATATCATCATCTGGATATCAAGTTGGTGGGAGTTCTACCAAATATTATTATCTAACATTCAATTATGCAGGAGATGCAACCACACTTGCTGGTATTGGTACTACATGGTATGCAGTACATCCATCTGGAATGGGTGGGAATACATGGAGTACAACATGAATAATAGGGAGGTTAAATTATGCCTGGACAAGATATAGATGAAGTTGAGATAGAAAACTTATTAATGACAGAGGATGGACGTGGTATTGTACTTTATAATGATGGTATTAATTTTGTTATTCAATCTGCATCTCCTTGGACTGCTCCATCATCTACAGCAGCTGGTGCAAGTGAACAGTTATTCCCAGCCGCAAGTTCTATGGGCTGGTTGAAAATTCACTACATATCTGGCTCTACATATGGGGCAACTGGTGCGACTGCTTATATCCCTGTATACAGAAATTTAGATACAAATACTGCATAAGTGTGATAATATGCCAGGAAGAAAAATACCAGTAATGGAAATAGAAAGACTTGGATTTTCAGAAGATGGTAGAGGAATTGTAGTATACTGTGATGCATCTAATTTTGTTATTCAATCTGCGTCTCCTTGGACAGGTGTATCTATATCAGGTACTAGTGGTGGAATACATGCAGGTGTGGTTGGTTTACCCGCAGATACTAGTTATGGTTGGTTGAAAATTCATTATGTATCAGGGTCAACATATGGAGCAACAGGTGCAACTTGTTACATTCCAGTATACAGAAATTTAGATACAGATATTGCGTGAGCATCAAATGTTGCATGGAAATGGACCAAAGCAGCAATTTCTGCGTAAGTCTTACCTAAATGATAGAAGGAAGGCTTTACTAGATAAATCTGGATATACAAGTGAAGAATTGGATAGATTGCATTTGGATATTGGAACTGGACAAGGTAGTGGAAGAACAGACCCAACAACGACAGAATATTGGAAAGTTCCCTATCCCCCAATAGGTTCTGGACGTTCCAAGAAAAAGGGAAATATTCGAAATCTCCCATGGTTGGGATGGTAGTGCCATATGTCTGATTATGTTCCAAAATATACCACAACCAAAGATTGTCGTAACCTAGTGGACCCGCCATTAGATTACGATGATATAAATGAAGCATCATTATTACTCCACATAGAAGCAGTTGAGGATTACATAGAAGCAGTTTATGAACTCAATTCAGCAAGTGATGTTAGGATTCCAGCAACTCTTCTTGTAGTTTCCAAGATAGTTCAAGGTCCGAGATTAGCTGAGAAACACTTTGCAATAAGAAGAAAAAGCATTGGAGATTATTCATTTGAAAGATTTGGCAACGAAGGGAATTTTGGTGATGTAAGTTCTTGGTCTACGATAGCGGAGAAGATGCTTCGTATGCGTTCATTCAAGAGGAATAATAAACTGAAGATTTACATCTCAAATAGTTGATTCTATGGTTTATCGTTATCCTTCACCAACATATGGAGAAAATTGGAACAGAAGAAGATTCGCCATATTCAAAAGTGTAGGATATATATGTCAGAATTGTGGAAGATATGCTAAAGGAGAATTAGAATTGCATCATTTGAATCCTTACAAAATCTCAAAAGATAATTCTGCTCAAAATTTAGCTCCTGTGTGTCGGGATTGTCATAAAAGAATTCATAAGAAATATTTGGAAAAGATGGGAGAAATTTAATTGACATTTTCATCACTTCTGAACAAAGAAGTTTATCTCCAAACTAGAGCATCCTCACAGAATGATATTAGGGAATGGACTTATACATATACAACTGCAACATCAACAACTAAATGTAGGTTAAGCCCACTTTCTATGGCTGAAAGAACAGACCCAACTGGAAGATATGATGATGTGAGATACAGAGGATATTTCACTTATGATACAGATATTGATAAGGATAGCAGATTAGTCTATAGTGATGAATCATATAGAGTTAAAGAATGCGTAATCGATAGTGAATCTCACCACAGAAACTGCCTTTTGGTGTTGATTTAAATGAAACAAGTAGAAATTAAAATTACAGGAAGAGAGAAACTTATGCAGAATATTGCCAAATTACGAATAGTGATTACTGCTGATGCCAATAAGGGATTAGAGAATTCTTCAAAAGTTCTTAGAGATTCTGCAATTGATATATTAAATCTTAGTGTTGGAACTGGTAAGTGGCCATCATTAGGTGTATCAACTGACCCAATTAGGGTTAAGGAGAAATGGACAATTCAAAAGTTATCTCCTTTAGAAGTTAAATTAACAAGTACAAGTGGGCACTCTGCAATTGTAGAACTAGGTGCAATTGGAGAAGTGAGAGCTAGTGATTATGGACATAAAGCATGGCCAATAGGCAGACAACAAGGTGGAGTAGTTGCATATAGACCAACATTTACACTCCAATCAGGCTATCATTACTTAACAAGAGCAATGAATTCTCCAACAGTTAGAAAGAGCATGTTGAATGAAATAGCAAAAGTTCTTAGGCAAAGTCTTAGTAAGGTGGTGATTTAATTTGTCTCTTGAATCATTAAGAAGCATAATGGGATTTCTTAGTAGTTCTTCTGCTGTAACTGATTTAGTTCCAAAGAATGATATAAAGCCTGGATGGACTAGAACTGTTGATTCATTTCCATGTATACTAATTACTCAAGTTGCTGGTTCAGATACTGGATATTTAGGATATAAAACTACAGTGGCAGGTTCAAGATTAAGAAGAGAAGAACCAGTTATTCAAGTGGATATTTATGACAGAGATAGTATGAGGAATGTATATGCAATAGCAGATGAAATAATTCCTTTACTAATAGTTTCTGGTGCTTGTAGAAAGGATTCGGAGATGGATATGTTTGATGATGAGAAATCATTGTATAGGAAGATATTAACTTTTAGTTTCACAAAAATAAGGGAAGATTGAATTGTTTGATTGTATGTTAATGGTGTATTATAAATTAAGGTGCATTAATGATTAATATTAACTGGTATTCAAATATAGAGGTGACATAATTGGCAGGAACAGTTACAGGAGAATCGGCATCATTATGGTTTAAAACGCATGCTGGTGGCACTATCCCATCATTCACAGCAACTGAAGACCATGCATTCTGGGGAGCATCAGATTTCTCACTAACATTAGATAGAGGAACCATAGAACAAGACTTAATTGGGCAACCTGGTAATTATCATGACCAAGGGTCTCTAAGTATGGATGGCTCATTCATGATGGGAAGATTCGGAGCATCAGCAAGTTCATATACTCTTGATAACATCGTGGATGGAACAGGAACAAATAAGTACGTTGCATTCTCAGGACAAGTAGCAGATGATGGAGGAGGCACAACATATCTCAAATGGTACTTAGTCTCTTGTCAAATCACTGGATACGATTTTACTATTGGAGATGCAAGTACAATCACAGAAGCATCAGTTGACTTTGTGGTATTAGACCCACAGAATATACACTATAATAATGGTAAAATATCGGATTCAGCGTGGTTATAATGGTAAAACCTACTTTTTATACGGGAGAAGATGCAACTATAGAAATTATTGATGCTACTGGAACAGGAAAAGGACATTCAACATTAGCAATATCTGACTTTTCATTAACAATAGATAGAGGAACATCTGAGCAAGAACTTCTAGGTGAGAAGGGTAATTTCTTCTTGGCAGGTTCTAGGTCAGTAGAAATATCATTAACATCCTGCAAATTGACAACTGCTGGAGTTGGAACAATTGTGTCTGGAATGATTGGCGGTGTAGCGGTTCAAGTGTCTGGAAATACAGGTACTAATTCATTGCATTGGTATTTCAAGAGCTGTCAAGTTACTGGATTTGATTTTAGCATTGGAACTGCAAGTGAAATAACGGAAGGCTCAATGGATTTCACAGTATTACATCCATATATGGTTTCTGGTGTACAGCATGAAGCTGGAAGCATTGGAACATTTATAAGTGATTGGGAGAGATACTGATGGCAGGAACAGTTACAGGAGAGGATTGTAATGTATTCTTTGCAAGACACTCTGGCGGGATTGCTAATTGGGCTGGATTCACAGCAACTGAAGACCATTCTTGGTATGGGATGTCTGACTTCTCATTAACATTAGATAGAGGAACCATTGAGAAGGATTTGATGGGACAAGCGGGGAATTATCATGACCAGGGAGCATTAAGTATGGATGGTGCATTCACCATAAGTAGATTTGGTACGTCAGGAAGTTCATATGCCTTACTAAATATCATTGATGGTACAGGAAAGAGTGAATATGTTGCTATATCTGGAGCAGTATCGGATGCTACAGATGCTACATATCTAAAATGGTATCTTGTATCATGCCAAATTACTGGTTACGATATGTCTATAGGTGATGCAACTGCTATAACTGAAGCAAGCATAGATTTCATAGTTCTAGACCCAGAAAACATTGAATACACTGGTGGTTTAATATCGGATAAGGTGAAATCGTAATGTCAGGACCAACTCCTCGTTATTATACAGGTGAAGATGCTGCAATAGCATTAGGAACAGCAGGAGCTTCTAGAAGTGGACAAAGTACACTTGCTATGTCTGATTTCTCTTTGGCAATAGATAGAGGCACAGCAGAACAAGAACTTGTTGGTTCAAAAGGAAATTTCCGTTTGGCTGGCTCTCGTTCAGTAGAAGGTTCTCTCACTGCATGTAAAATAACTACTGCAGGTCTTGGATGGGTAGTTGAACAAATGATTGATGGAAATACAGTCACAGTATCAGGAAATGCAGGAGCAAATTCATTACATTTCTATTTCAGAAGTTGCCAAGTCACTGGATTTGATTTCAGTGTTGGAACAGCAGATGAGATAACAGAAGGAAGCATTGATTTTGCTATTTTGTATCCATATATGGTATCAAGTGTTTATTGGTTAACTGGTCAAAGTGGTGTATATATAAGTGATTTCACTCCATTCAGTTGGACTGTTCCAGTAAGTGGCGGAGGATTGCTCTAATAAACAAAATATGTAAAAATATGTTTTATTTTTAATTAGGAACTTCCTAATGGAGGAATAGTTGGAAATGGCAAATGAACAAAAGAAAGCCACAGATGTCAAAACACATGATGAACTTAGGGGAAAAATCAATAAGCAGAAAACAGTAGATACTTCACAGGTTATTAAACAGATAGCCACTAGAAATTTGTTGGAGAGGGATTATAATGAGGATATAGTTGATGTAATATTTGAAACCTCTCCAGGTGTCAAAAGAAAGATACAAGCAAGAAAGCCAACACAGAAACAGGTGTTGCTGATAATGAGACTTGCTGCTGAATCTGCTATATATGAAACTCGTCTTGACAAAAAATCAATAGACAAGATGACAGAGATATACGGCAAATTGAACAATTTAGCTGCTGAACTATGTGTCGATAAGAAACTAGATGCAGAGTTCTGGTCTGGAAGTACTTCTAACACTACTTTGAGTAATTTCATCGGTGCATTGATGAATGTTTCACAATCTGGACCAGTTACTGCTGAAGAATTAGAGAAATTTCGTTAAATCGGGTGTTTCTGCACTAGAAATGGAATTAGTGAGAATACTTCACAGAACTCCAAGTGAGATTGGAGAGATAAGAAGGAAGAGACCACTTGATATAGCATATCTAGAACAACGTATCATTTATGAAGCAAAAGAAAGAGAGAAAGCACAAAAGGAAATGGAGAGGAAATCCAAAGCTAAGAAGCACAGAAAGCACTAATGTTATCTATTTGTATGTTTAATGATGTATGCTAGAAATGATTTTAAGCCACGCTATCAACATATTGCCAAACTAAGGGTGTAGTATCAAGTTAAAAAGATAATGGCTTAGAGGTGCATTAAAACAGCACCTGAAGCATTCTAGTGATATATCAATACTGTTATTGAAATAGTTACACTTGCACCTAATGCATTTAGATTTTTCAATATAGTTTCGCTTGGGTGTGGAGGTATTTATTTCTATGTTATGCCAGATTTATGCCAAATATTCCTATGTTATGGCAGATATTCATCTGGATTCTGTTTTTAAATTAGATTTACAAATATGAAAATGAAAAAGAGTGATTAAATATGGGTGGCTATACTGAAACAAAAGTAAATGGAGACGAAATTTTACCAGAAAATCATAATCAGTTTGTGATTGACTTTCTAAAAATATCTGGGATTGCTATAGACATATCAAATTCTGGCAACAATTATACACAAGCATATGATTGGTTTGTTGCTTCTTCTTCTAAATTATCTATTGTCCAAGCATCAGGAAATGAATATTCTGCTACATATAATTGGATGATAAATTCTGGTGCTAAATATTCTGATTTATATGCTTCTGGCAATGAATACACAAAAACATATGAATGGATGGTCAACTCAGGTTCTCAATATACAAACATATTAGAATCTGGAACTAAATACACACAGACATATACATGGTTTAATGCTTCAGCACAGAGAATATCTGAATATGTTGATTCAGGGAATGAGTATTCTACTGCATACACTCATAGTCAAGATAATTCTCAAGCACATTCTGATTATCTAATTAATACTGGAGATGATGATACTTCTGGAACATTAACTGCCAAGTCATTTGTTGGTCCAATTTCAAGTACTGCAATGTCTAGTGCATCTTTAAAAGTCGGTGCTACAAGAGTTACTACTATTTTAGATGAAGATGCAATGGGAAGTGATTCTGCTACTGCTCTTGCCACTCAACAATCAATTAAGGCATATACTGATACATTAGATACGGAATATACTGCTTTTTCAAGTAATTCTAGAAATCTATTTGCTCATAGTTCTAATATCAATTCTCGATTTGTTGCTAGTGGAACTCAATTAGTTTCTATCTCATCACAGAAGATTTCAGGTGGCACGATTGTTGGTGGTAGCTTTTCAGGTAAGACAATACCAAATACTCACTTTACTATTAAAAAGGAAGGAGATGATTATGTGGGATACTCTCCATCTAGTGAGAAGTTGGCATCCAATACTAATTTTGCTACAGTATGCCAGACTGTGGTTAATAATTTAACTTATTCTGGTTCAAGTTATCTTTTAATTGAAAATCCAGGTACTTGGATAAATGTAGATAGTACTATCACAGTTAGTGGTAATGGTTCTGCTATAAAGGATGCTATAATAGATGGTGGGATGAGCCAATTTGGATTTGGTGGGC